TATAAAAAATATGAAGAGTTAATACAAGGAGACGGAGTAAAAAAAGAAGACTATGAGGAAGACGATCTTAAAGATGATGCTTATAGACTAATCATGCAGTTAAGTTACGACTGCGCCCCATCAAGACTCTACGATCAAAATCTGCTTAAACAAGCAAAAGCTACTATGAGTGAGATGCAGTTTAAAAGAGAGTTTGGCGCACAATTTATAGATGAAAGTGATGGATATTACAGATTATCAAAGATGGCTGCTTGCACTATCCCAGATGGAGAATTTCCTGCTGTTGAAGTAGTTGGGAACCCCAGTGATGAATACTTGTTATCTTTTGACCCAAACTGGGCTGGCAATACAAGTGCTGACCATTTTGCGATGCATGTTTTTAAGATAGACAGAGACGCACAAAAAGTTTGTTTAATTCATGGTTATGCTATAGCGGGAGTTTCTTTAAAACAACATATGGAGTATATGTTATATCTAATACAGCACTTTAATATTGTTGGTATCTGTGGTGACTACAATGGAGGAGTTCAGTTTATAAATTCTTGTAATGAGAGTGCTTTGTTTAAAAATGCAAATATAAACATTGGTGTTATTGACGTTGATCTAGAAAAACCAGAAAATTGGCATTCAGATATAATAAATTTTAAAAATCAATACAACTTAAGAGAACGTAAATATTGTATTTTAAGGAAACCTACTTCTAATTGGATTAGAAATGCTAATGAAATGCTACAAGCAGCAATAGATCATAAAAGAATTTTATTTGCGTCCAGAGCGGTTGATGCTCATTTTGATGAACAAAGAAAAAAGAACTTGCCTATAGATAAATTAAACTGGGATATAAAATCACCAAAAGCTTCTAAAGGGGCCATGATGATTGATTTCATAGACCACCAAAAGTATGTTATTGAACTTACAAAGTCAGAATGTGCTAACATTGAGGTTATAGCAAACCCACAAGGTTCTCAGTCATTTAATTTACCACAAAACCTCAGAAGACAAAAAGGTCCAAATAGAGCTAGAAAAGACTCTTATTCTTCCTTGGTTTTAGGTAACTGGTTTGCGAAAGTATTTTTTGATGCTGAGAATGCGTCTGTAGAACAAAAACCAGAGGGAACATTTATTCCATTTGCGATTTGAAAAGTTTCAAAGTAACTTTTATAACTTTAGTGTAAACTTTCATATGCCTCGTAAATATACCAAACGATCAGAATATTGGGAAAAATTTAAAAACGATAAATCTCCGATGGAGGATTTATTAAAACCCCAAGAAGAAGCCTTTAGTCCAGAATTAATTGGAGAACCTATTTTTGCATCTAGGTTAAATTCACCATCGTCTAGAACTCAAGCAAGAACTAATGCAGTAGCTACCTCTGGTCTAGGCAAAAAATTTAGCAACATTAAAGATGGTCTTTTGCCATTTAACTACGAGAAAGATGCTGCTGATGCGAGAGAAGCTGTTGAGCTTTGTCAAAAAGCTTATTTCAATATCTCTTCTTTTAGAGGGACTATAGATCTTTTATCAGAATTCGCAGATTCAGAATTATATCTTGAGGGAGGTACAGAAAAATCAAAAAAATTCATTGAAGCTTGGTTTAAAAGAATCAGGATGCATGATTTAAAACAACAATATTTTAGAGAGTATTATAGATCAGGTAATGTTTTCTTCTACAGAATAGACGGTAAAATACCTCTTAAAAACTCTCAAAAAATGCTTGAGGCGTATGGAGCGAGTTCAAGAAAAGAAATTCCTATTAGATATTTGTTAATTAACCCTACAGATATCGCTACAAAAGGTTCTGTTTCATTTAGTGGTTATGAATATTTTAAAGTATTAAGTCCTTTTGAAATTTCTAGGTTACAAAAACCAGAGACAGAACACGAAATGGAAACCTTTAACTCTTTGCCCGAGGATGTTCAAGAGGCTCTTAAGTCTGGTAAAAAAGCTTATGCAATGACAAGGGTCCAAATCAAACTCGACCCACAACTTCTTCATGTAGTTTTCGCAAAAAAACAAGATTATGAACCTCTTGCTATTCCTGTAGGTTATTCTGTTCTTGATGATATTAACAGAAAAATAGAATTAAAAAATATTGATCAGGCAATTAGTAGATCAATTGAAAATGTCGTATTGCTTGTTACAATGGGGAATGAGCCAGATAAAGGGGGGGTGAACCACAAAAATCTTGCTGCTATGCAAACAATTTTTAAAAACCAAAGCGTTGGTCGAGTTCTTGTATCTGATTATACAACTAAAGCAGATTTTATTATCCCAGACATTAAAAAAGTAGTTGGTCCAGAAAAGTATGCCGTAATTAATAAAGATATTGAGGATGGGTTACAGAATGTGCTTATCGGAGATTCCAAGTATTCTGATGCTACAATGAAGATGAAAGTTTTTTTTCAGAGACTTGAAGAGTCTAGAAGGGCATTTATTCAAGATTTTATAAATCCAGAGATTAGAAGGATTTGTAAGGCGGCTGGCTTGCGTAGTTTTCCAGAGGCTAAATTTGTTAAGACTGATACTATGGATGACAATAATCTTTCCAAGTTAGCGACAAGACTTATGGAGCTTGGTGTCCTTACCCCAGAACAAGGGATGCAAGTTGTTCACACTGGTGTCTTTCCAGAAGGGAAAGATATGGAAGCTGCTCAAAGAAAATTTGTCGATGATAGAGAAAAAGGGCATTATATGCCATTGGTTAATACAATTAATTTGTATGATGATGGAGAAACATCATCTGAGCCAGAGAAGAAAGAAGAGAAACCTGTATCTCCTTCTGGTGGTAGACCAGTGGGAGTATCAAACTCAAATTATTCAAAGAAAAATATTGTCGAGGCAACTAAAAGATTAAATGAATTTGAACTATTAGCTTTCAAAGAATTTGCTTCTAAATTTGGTTTAAAGAGAATGTCTAAAGAAAAAAAAGAAATGGTCTCTCAAGTTTGTGAATCTATTGTTATAGCAAAAGATGCTACTGAATGGGAATCTACTTTAGCTGAAATAGTAGCGGATTTAGATAAATTAAGTTCACTAAATGTCAATGCAAGCATTCTTGAATTAGGCAACCAGCATCAATTAGATGACTTATCTTCTGCAATTTTATATCATTCAACTCAAATTTCTGTGTAAGAAAAGGTATGTCATTGGATGATTTTAATATTTGTTTATTTGAAGGCAAGGTAAGGGAGATAAAAGATGAAGAGTTTGAACTATTCGGACTCTCTCAGGCGAATATCCAAGAGGCCGCAGAATCTCTGTTGCCAGAAGGTTTTGACCCAGATCAAAATATCGACGTTTTACCAGTTGTTTTTAACTTAGCAAAAGTTAATGAGTTCAACAAAAATGGCGATGGCATCGACGCAAAAACTGCAATAGCTGCTATAAAAAGATTTATCAATAAGCCCATTAACATCGAACACAAAAAAGATAAAATCGTCGGTCATATGATTAATGCGTCCTTCTCTGATAGAGAATTTGATTTTAAAAATAACGACATTGAATCCTACGCCGACAAGAAAGAGCCATTCTATATGAATGCTGCTGGCTTAATTTATAAATCAGTTTATCCAAAGTTAGCGGAAGCTATTGAAGATGCTTCAGAAAAAAATGAAGAAACCTATCAGAGTATTTCTACTAGTTGGGAGTTAGCATTTAAAGAATTTGAAGTAGCAGTTGGATCTAAATTTTTAGAAGATTCTACTATTGCGACAGGTGCCGAAAAAGAAGACCTAAAGCAATATGTCAAGGGTTTAGGCGGCAAAGGAGAAGATCCAGAAGGCAAGCCTGTTAATAGATTAATTGTTGGTCAAACTTACCCATTAGGAGCAGCATTAACAAGAAACCCTGCTGCTGCTGTAAGGGGTGTCTATACAACAAAAGAAGAAGACAGCAATAAAAAATTAGAAAAAATTTCCCGAAACGCTAATATTAATGTAAAGTCAAACAAATTAAAAAACATTTTTAATATGGATAAAGAACAATTCGACCAACTTATTACTCAGTTGTCCAAGAGCGTT